CTGACGAAAGCGGACATCGCAGCCGGCAACCGGACGGGGCTGTTGTCTGGGGCGGACTGCGCCGGACAGGGGGTGGCCTATAACGCCCTGCGCCTGGCGCGCAACGAGATCCAGATCGTCCACCACCTGGCGACGGACACGCTGCTGGAGAGCATGCCGTTTGTGCTGCGCGAGCGGGTGCTGCTCTCACCGGATCATCCCAAACGGGACATCTGCGACGACGTAACCTCGGGCGGTGAGAATGGCGACGGTGTGTACCCGAAGGGCGAGGTGCACCTGCCGCTGCACGTGCAGTGCCTGTGCTTCAAGACGGCGGTGCTGATGGACGAGACGGAGTTCACCGGCCGGCTGCGGGGCTGGATGCAGGGGACGGAAGCCTGGGCGGAGATGGACGCTTATGCTGAACTGGTGGGCGGCGAGATCGGCCAGCAGATCGGCGGGGCGGTGGTGGGCGCGCTGGTCTCGTGGCTGTGGGACGAGACCGGAGCGCTGGTGGGCAGAATCTGGAATACGGAAGACTGAACAAGGAGAGGCAGAAATGGCAAAAACAGCATTGACGGTGCAGAGCATCAACCGCGAGGGACTGGCGCCGGTGTTTGGCGCAGCCAACGCAGACGGGCATTATTTCCTGAACGACGGCCGCACCTATCTGGAGGTGAAGAACGGCGGCGGTTCGGCGGTGACGGTGACGCTGGTGGCGCAGGCGCGCATCGATGGCGTGGCCCCGGCCAACGGCGGCAAGCAGGTGACGCTGCCGGCCGGGGGTGGGCTGAAGATCGGGCCGTTCCCGGCGGACGTGTATAACAAGCCAGACGGGACGATGGAAGTGACCTTCTCGGCGGTCGCCGACCTGACGCTGGGTGCGTTCCGGGTGGGGTGATGACCTGAGATTGGGAGGACAGAACGGTGGAACTGCGTCAGGTTGTTTGCGAGTATCTTGCTGCCGATTCGTTGCTCTCCGGTATCCTGCCGGGTGGGGTATACGCCCTGGCGGAGATCACGCGCCAGGCGGCGCCGGGGGCGTTCGATGAGAACCTGGAGGTTCGCCCGTGTGCGCTGGTGAAGCTGGCGGGTGTCACGCCGGAAGGGCCATACCCCGAGGCGGCCGGCGCCACACTGGCGGTGTATCTGTATGAGGCGCAGGGTTACGCCCACATCGACCGGGCGCTGAACCGTTTGTTCCAGTTGTTGGATGGCTGCAAACTGGCGGCCGGCGTGTGGACGGTGCGGCACGTGGGCGACGTGCAGGACATAGAGGATCAGGCGCTGCGCTGCTCGCTGGCGGTGAGCCGGTATCGGGTCGTGCACCGGCGCTGAGCGAAGGAGGTGGCATGCAAATCAGGTATCGCAACGAAATGCCGGAGGTGATTGGCCGGCGGATGGCGGCGGGCTATTGCTGGTCGGCTGAGAACGGCTTTGTCCAGGACGTGGATGCCGGCATGGCGGCCAACCTGCTGACGCTGCCGGGGCAGGATTTTGTGGTGGATGCCGGCGAACCGCTGCGCCAGATCGGCGGCTTGCCGGGGCTGGAAGTAGAACTGGCGCTGGCCGGGATCGGCTCGCTGGCCGAACTGGCCGGGTTGGACAGGAACGAGGCCGGGCGCCTGGCGCAGGTGATGCAGGTGGCGCCGGCAGTTGTGCGCGGTTGGGCCGCTGAGGCGCGCCGGCTGCGTGGTCTGGCCCAGAACCGGGCCGTATCAGAACCAGGGCAGGAAGACCCTGCCGAAACTCATACACAGGAAGGAGTGTAAACCATGTCGTACGGAGATCGCCCGTTTGGGCTGCATGAAGTCAAACTGAAGCGTGGGGCGACGGTCATCGCCCTGCCCGCCTCGCGGGTATTGAAAATCAAGGAACGGGTCAAGTCGTCCGAGTTGGAAGGCGACGACGCCATTCTGTCGGTCAATTCCACCGTGGATGCGGCCGAGTTCGAGCTGGAATCCGGCGGTATCTCGCTGGAGGCGTACGCGCTGATGACCGGGCGTTCAACCTCGGTGGAAGGCGTGACGCCCAACGAAAGCAAGACGCTGCGCGGCCGGGCCGGGGATCATTTCCCCTATTTCACCCTCTACGGCAAGGTGTTGGGCGAGAACGCCGACGACATCCACTGCAAGGTCTTCAAGGCCAAGCTCACCGAAGGCATGGACGGCAGCTTCCAGTACGGCCAGTTCTTTGTCAACACCTGCAAAGGGATTGCCGTGGACGACGGCACGCACGGCATCTGGGAGTTTGTGCAGAACGAGACGGCGTCGGCGCTGCCGGCTGCGTAGCCCGTTTTCTCTTTTCATTTAATAAGGAACGGATATGACCCGTAGCGGTCGATCAAGGAGAGGACAGCACATGAACCTGAACGAATGGCGCAAGAAGCGCAAGGAAACCCTCACCCTGCCCACCGGGCTGGAAGTGGAAGTGAAGCGGGTCAGCCTGCTCGATCTGCTGGCCAGGGGCCAGATCCCCAACACCCTCTTCGGGCAGATCGAGGCGCTGATGCAGGAGACGCCGGTCATCCAGCTGGAAGACTTCCCGCGCTACGCCGAAACGCTGGACATCCTCTGCCTGGCGTGCATCCTCAACCCACCGGTGGCGGTGCAGGGCGACGAGCAGCATCTGGGGCTGGACGAACTGGACACGGCCGATAAGATTGCCATCTTTACCTGGGCCAACCGGGGGGCAGAGCAACTGGCCCCCTTTCTTCCGCAACCGGGATCAGGTGAACCTGCTGCACCAGGTGGCTAAAACGTATGGCAGCCGGCCCTCGGTGATTGCCGGCATCCGCGACGACTGGCTGGCGTACCAGTTCGATGCAGCCGTGGCGGTGTATGGTGAATTGCCGGCAGATGGCGGGCCCGCTCCGTTTGAGCGTTCGTCTGGCAATCCTCGCCAGGGACGGAATGGCTTCAGGGATGCGCACCCTTACGTAACGCGTAGGATGCCCATCCCTGAAGAGGGTGTGTGGTAAAGAGGCAACATGGCGGTAGAACTGGGCACGGTATACGGCAAGATCGTCCTGGATGGTTCGGGGGCGAAACGCGGCGCAGACGAGGCAGCTGGCTCGCTGGACGGGCTGGGCAAGACTGCCGGCAACGTTGCGGATACGCTCAAGAACACAAAGCGCGGGGCGGATGAGGCAGCCGGGGCGCTGGATAAGTTTGGCAAAACCTCCGGCGGGATTGCGGATGTGCTCAAAGGCGCAAAGCGCGGCGCAGACGAGGCCAGCAACGCCCTCGGCGGATTGAGTAAGTCGGCCAGCAGCGTTGCTACCAACCTGAAGGGAGCAAAGAGCGGCGCAGAGCAGGCAACGCGCTCGTTGGACGGGCTCAACAAAACGGCCAACAATGTGTCGGGGGCGCTCAGAACCGGGCTGGGCATGGCCCTGGGGCTGCTGGGTGTCAGCCTGGTCAGCGGGCTGCGCGATATGGTCTCGCAGGCCACCCAGGCCTACGGCCAGTTCGAACGCATGGGCAAGAGCCTGCAAAGCCTGTCGGCGCGCGAGCTGCTCAACGCCGGCATTACCACAAACATGAGCCAGGCCATGTCGCAGGCGGCGCCCATGGCCCGCGATCTGCAAAACTGGGTGCAGAAACTGGCGATCGAGAGCCCGTTCACCTCCTCGGGGGTGGCGCAGGCCTACCGCATGGCGCAGGCATACAACTTCACCACCCAGGAGACCAAACGCCTGACACAGGCGATGATCGACTACTCGGCCGGCAGCGGCGCCTCGGCCGAGACGATGGAAATGGTCTCGCGGGCGCTGGGGCAGATCAAGGCACGCGGCAAGCTGGCGGGCGGCGAGGTGTTGCAACTGATCAACGCCGGGGTGGCGGTGGATCAAATCCTGGCCGGGGCGTTTGGCAAGACCACTCAGGAGATCGTCGCCATGCGCGAGGATGGGCTGATCCCGGCCGAAGAGGCCATCTGGGCAATCGTGGCGTCGTTCGAGCGCGACTTCGGCGGGGCGGCCAAAGACCAGGCCAACACCATCTCGGGCCTGCTCTCCTCGCTGGAAGACCTCAAAGAAGTGGGGTTGCGCGAGTTCTTTGCCGGCACGTTTGAGGCCATCCGCCCGGAACTGCAAGCGTTCGTGAACATGCTCGGCGACCCGGCGGTGCAGGAGAACATCCGCCAGATGGGGGTGTCGTTCGGGCAGACGGTGAAGGAGATCATCGGCGGGGCGAAGGAAGCGGCGGCGTGGTTTGGCCAACTGCGCGGCGAGACGCAGGGCGTCGTGGCGGCGCTGGGGGCCATGCTGCTGG